TCATGCATCTGCGCCGGGATCGGCAGGCCGAGGCGAGTGGCGTTCTCCAAAAGGGAGATGCCTTCGTTGGACAGGTAGAAGAAGATGACTGCCGTGCGCAGCACGCCGGGGGTGCCGACCATCGGTGTTTCTGTTCTGGTGGCTGTGGTCTGCCGTGCGCAGCACGCCGGGGGTGCCGATGACGTGGGTGTCGAGCAGGTGGGCCAGGCCGACGAGGGTGAAGATCAGGATTTTGCGGGCAATGCCGCGAAACCCGACCGCACTGGAGATGCGGCGTTCGTTGATGGCGGCGAGGACACCGGTGATGTAGTCGGCGATGGCGAAGATGATCAGGGCGTAGAACAGGCCGTCGAGGCCGCCGAGGTAGGCGGCGAGCCATGCGCCGAGCCCGGCGAATCCGGCTTGGATGGTGTGCCAGAGGGTCTGCAAAGACATAAGGGTGTTTCCTTCCGTTCAAGGGGTGGGTGGGCATAAAGAAATGCCCCCACCCGGCACGGGTGAAGGCAGCGAAAAGTGGTGCGCTTACAGCGCTGTTAGAGGTTGGGGTTGGTCAGTACTTCTAGGATCGGCATCGTCAAATCCAGACTCTGAACAACCGGGGCTACCGGAACGGCCTCCTCGGGAATGGCGGGTGCGGCAGGTGTTGGGGTGGCGTCGGAGGCGATCGGCGTGATCGGAAACTCCACCACCGACCCCACAGCCTCGACCGGTTCGACTGGCTCGATGACGACATCCGATTCAGCTTCGGTGGTCATTGTTGTTCCTTCCCGCTGGCGGCTTCGATCGCGTCGTAGAGCACGTCATAGGCTTCGGCTGCCTCGCCGGACAGTTCGCCGTCGTAACCGTCCAAGAGAGCCTTGAGGTCGACCAGGTGGGTGTCGTAGGTAGGCCCGGACACCTCAGCCAGGGATTCGAGGAGCCTGGTGCGGGCGGTCATGAACTCGCCGGCCTTTTCGGGGTCAGCGAGCCGGAACGTCCCATCAGAATCCAGCAGCGGCGCACCGTTCTCGTCGCGGGCGGCGTACTCGGCCACCAGCTCGTACTCGTCTTCCCCGAACCTGGCGAGGGCTTGTTTTACGAGGGTGAGCAGTTTCGACCGCGCCCGCGACTGCGCAGCGCGCAGCGGCGTGGCCGCCAGCAGGTCGGCGACCGGCTGCAGGTACTGGTTGGCAAGCATGATGCGCATAGGTGTTCTCCTTAGCTGAGGGTGGTGGACATGGTGGACAGGCCGGTGTTGGAGTAGTACTGCCAGGTGATGTTCGACCCCGACCCGGAGATCGAGACGATCCAGCCACGGTTGAACAGCCCAATCAGCGAGTTCATCCGGCTCATCAAGTCACCGACCCTGTCAAACAGGCGGGTCATGTTGTAGTAGGACCCGTTGGTGACGACCATCAGGTCGTAGGTGTGGAACACCACCTTCGCCAGCCCATTACTGGACGCCCAGCTGACGAAGGTGCCTTTCCCGGTCAGCGTCGCGTCCTGCAAGGTCACATAGCGGGAGCCGGTGGTGTAGAACTTGTAGCCGTTCGTGCGCAGGTCATCACCGAGGTGGATGCCAGCCTTGCCGTAGAACTTCCCTTTCGGATCGAGCGTGAGCATCGTGGTGAACGTGTCGGCGGTCGATGTTTGCTTGTACGACCAGCTGATGTAGTCGCCGGTGTATTCGAGCTGATTGGCGATGCCCCGCACCGCCGTGTTGCCCTCCTTGTGTGAGTGGCCCATCGATCCGAGGAACCGGGTGCCGTACCAGAACCGCATCCCCCAACTGGTGATCGTACCTTCCAAGGTGGAGCCGTTGTACCAAGCGATCTGCGTCGGGCTGATCCGGATGCTTGATGTCCATCCGGCGAGCCCCACCTGGATGGCGTTGGCTGCTAACTTGTCGGCGGTGATCGACTTCGCCGCGATCCGATTAGCCGAGAGGTAGCCGGTGGTGATTTTGCCGGCGTCCAGTGAGGCGATCTTCGCGCTGGTGACGGCAGCATCCTTGATCATGGCGTTGGTGATGGACCCGTTTGCGATGGTCAACTTGTCCGACGTGATCGACCCGGCCTGAATGCGTGCCGCTGCGAGATAGCCGGTGGTGATCTTCGCGGCCGACAGCGAACTGATCTTCGCGTCCGTGATTGCGGCGTTGGCGATCATGGCGTTGGTGATGAATCCGTTGGCGATGGTCAGTTTGTCGGACGTGATCGACCCGGCCTTGATGTGGGTAGCTGTGATCGCGCCTGTGGCGATCTTGCTTGCGGTGATCGCACCGTTTTCGATGAGCACCGCCCCGGTCATGGGGCGCAGCCGGAACCCACCCAGAGACACTTGCGCGTTGCGTTCAGTGCTGGCCGTGTGGTTGAAGTAGAAGGTGCCCAGCCGCACCTGGGTCGTGGATTCGCTCATTGTGTACTGGCACGAAAACCTCGTCCACACCGTTGGCGCGATGCGAGCCTGCACTAGGTATGCGCCGCCGCCCGTGAAGGTGTCCCCGTTGTTGACGACCTGCCCGGCCTGGCCGGCATGACCACCGGACTGGTTGCGCAGCTCAAGGTAGAACGCCGAGTCGGGCAGGCCGGCCTTCACCCACACCTCGAACGCATACGTGGCACCCGGGGTTACCGGCATCAACACCCCACCACCCGGATTCGCTATGTTCCCTGCCCCCTTGCTGGTTGTGAGGTAGGCGCTGTAGCCGGGTGGCGGCGAGTCTGTGTGCCTGGTGAGTGTCTCCGACCATGGGGTTTGTCCGTAGGCGAGGTCACCGTTGGGGATCAGGTTCGACGCCGACCCGACCAGCAGTTTGTCGGCGGTCAGCAGCCGGAAATAGGCCGCGTCACCGACGATCTTGTCCACCACGGCTTGGCTCATCCGAGCCGTACCCGTCACCAGCAGGGTGTTGACGTCGACGCTGGAGATGACCTGACGGTTGATCGTGGTGGCAAGCCAGCCGGTGCCGTCCCACTGCCACTGCCCAATAATCACGGTGCCCGATCTACGCCACCACGTGTCCCCGGGACGCTTCCCGCTCCCGGACGGTGCGGCCGTGGACAAGGTGATGGTGTTTTTCCCGTTCGCCGAGCTGGTGACCATCGTCTCCACTTGAGCGGTGGATGTTTTCGATTCGGCGAGCTGGTAGGCCGCATCGGCTCGGGACTGCGCAGTCGATGCTGCTGTGGCAGCGTTCGCCGCAGCAGTGGCCGCATCCTTCGCGGTCTTGTCGGTGACTGCCACCCACGAAGTGCCGGTCCAACGTTTCGGAGTGTTCGCCCCACCGGTCGTGTCGATCCACATACGGATCGCAGGGCCGACGGCGGCCGTCATGCGTTCGCCCCACCGGTCGTGTCGATCCACAAGGTGGTGGCTTTCCGCATCGAGGCCTGTGGTGTGGTGGTTTGGATGAGCACGTCGGCTTTCCCGCCAGCAATCCCCGCCGCCGCAGCATCACTGATCGCCTGATTCGCGTCCGCCTGCGCCGCAGCGGCAACGTCATGCGCCACCTGCGCAGCCGTGGTCGCAGCGTCCAAGCCAGTCTCGACGTCGGTGCGCAGTGTCGACACGTCGGTGCGGGTCTGGTCGAGCTGGGTCTGGGCAGCATCCAGCTCGCTGCTGATGCCCGCTACCTCGGTGCGTGCGGCGTCAAGCTCGCCGGCTGCTTCGGTCAGCCGAGCATCAATTGCGGCGGCTGTGGCTGTGGCCTCGTCGGCTTTCGCCTGCGCACCCGCCGCAGCCGCCTTCGCCTCGTCGATGTCGGCCTGAGCGGTGGTGAGGCGGTGGCTGACCTGGTCTGCGGCGGCCTGCGCGTCTCGGGAAGCAAGCATGGCTTGGTCGACCTCGGCGCGAGCGGCGTCGAGTTCAGCCTGGACTTGGGCATGATTCAAATCCGTGGCGAGTGCCACCCAGCCGGGGGTGCCAGTGACGGTGAGCTGGTAGATCCAAATCTCGACCTGCTTGCCGTTCTGCCGGAACCACGTGTCCCCAAGCCTCGCCTCGGAAGGCTGTACTGCGCCGTAGCGGTTGGTGTTCTTCCCATCCGCCGAGGCGAGCGCGAACCCCGCCACATCTTCTGCCTGCTGGGCCGTGTCGACGGCGGTTTTGACCTGGCGGGTGACGGTGGTGAACTTCCCCGCCACACTGCCAAGCTCCACGGACAGGTACGCCTCACGGAGGGGGTTGTAGTCGTAAGCCACGACCCGTGCGGTGAGCGCCACGCCGAGGTCGGTGTGGCGGACGGTGACCGTGTCTCCAAGCAGGACGCTTTCGAGCCGGGCGAGATCGGCATACTCGATCGTTGTGGCGAGATCGACGAAGGACACCTTGTAGGAGCCGGAGGGCTCATCCACATGGTGGGCGGCGAACTCCAGCTTGGCGAGGCGACGCAGCTCCGCATACGCCTGGTCGAGTGGGAGTTCGTCCTCGCGGGGCTGCTCGGGATCCTTGATTGCCTTCACATCGCCGTAGCGCATCACCCGGATACGCGGGGTCACGTAGGCGCTGAGTTTCGGGGAGTCGACGTAGAGTTCGGGCAGGAGAAGGCCGTCGTAGCCGACCGGCAAAATCCTGGTGACCACGGTCGAAAAGTCGATGGTGGATTGGTAGCCAGTGAGGTTTTTCCGATCCCGAATCACCGCCCCACCGGGAGGCGAACGTGTTGTCCTCGCCAGTGTCCATGACCGCAGCGGCGAGCGGCATCCGCACCACCCTGGCTGATGCCCTCGTCACCGCATCCGAGCTCGACGCAGTAAACCCATGACTGGTGTTCGCGGCATTCAGGAGCTGGTCGAGCGCAGCCTTGGCGGTCTTGTTGACCACGAACGTGTCCGCGACCAGGTTCGCCGCCAGATCGTAGAACACATGGAACGCTGTGACGTCGAGCAGGCCGTCGAGAGTGGTGGTGACTTCGTGGATACGGAAGCCTTGCCGCTTGCTCATTCCCGGTACGGGGCACGCGACGATCGCCTCCAAGGTGAGCAGCGCAGCGGCGGGCGCGTCAGCCGGATACGAGAACGTCAGGCAGTATTCGCCGCCGAGTTCTTCGGTGACGACCGGGTCGATCACCTCCCGATCCAAGACGCCGAGTCCGGTCGTGGTGAACTCGGTCGCGGTGCGGTCATGAACCGTGATCATGGTGTTCCTTCCCGTGGTTAGGGGTTGCGCCAATTCGGAACGATCACCGCTTTGGTGATGCCGGTGCCAAGCGCGAGATGGTTGACGCCCGGCTTGAAGGTCGGGAAGCCTCCGACCAGGGCGTCGGTTTGGACGTGGCCTGCGACGTGGGCGACAAGCCGACCCGAATCGAGGGTCACCTGCCCGGCAGGGCTGTTGATCCGGTACTGCGTCCCGTTCATGGTGAGAGTGAGCTGCCCGGTGCCGTGGATGGTGATGACCGGGGCGGCCTCCAGCAGGCCGGGGTTCGTCACCGTCCCCGAACCCGTCAGGGTGATCGGGGTCAGCCCGGTATCGAGGTAGGTGAAGGGCTGGCAGACCATATCGGCGTCGAACATGCCCCACGACGCCAACTCACGTGCCAGCGGGCCGACGGTGGCGTGCTTCACCCGCCGGAACAGGCCGGGTTCACCGGACAGGCCGATCGTCATCGCGGTGGTCAGCGCATGGGCGGCATGTCGGTAAGCGGCGAAGCCGTCGCCGGTACGGATAGCGAGCTGCAGGGTCAGGACCGTGTCTTCCCAGCCACCCAGCCGGGTGAGCGTTCCGGCCCGCCCTGCGACCTCGATATCGTCGACGACCCGTGTCGCTGCTGGTATCTCCACCGGCGCAGCCAACCGCAAACCCAGGGCACGGGACGAGAGGGTGTGATTCAACGTGAAGGCGAACATTAGGCTCCTCCCGTCAGGGCGAGGTCACGACGCGACAAACGTGCGAGCTGGGTGTTCATAGCGGGGGCGAGTTTGCCCACCAGAGTGCCGTCGTTGAGCACCACCTGAATATCCAGCGAGCTGAGCAACCTGCGCGCCGTCGCATCCACGATCCCCTCAACATCCGTCTGTCCGGCCTCTGTGCCACGACCCTGCATGCCAGCGACAGCCGTCGGTGCTGGCGCGAGGTCGAGGGTGGGCATGGTTAAGTCAGCTACTGCGTCGATGGGCACGTTCATCCCGTCGGTCAGGTCGCTGAACGCGTCGAGGGTGTCGGCGGCAAGAGTGGTGGCAGCAGTGGTGGCTTTGCGTCCATCGGTGCGGATGGATCCGGCGAGGCCTTCGACGAGCATGGAGCCGACCCAGGCCATTTCTTTCGATGGGGAGGCGATGCCGAAGAAGCCGGTGATGCCGTCCCAGATGCCGCTGATCCAGTTCGAAACCTGATCCCACAACCAGCCCGCCAAGGATTGGATGCCTTGCCATAGACCCTGCACCAGGCTCGCCCCGGCCTCAGCCATCTGCCCCACACCCTGACTGACCGCGCCGATGATGGCGGTGATGATCTGCGGGAGTGCTTCCACGATCGAGGTGATGATCTGCGGAAGCGCTCCGATCAGCGCGGTGAGCAACTGGATGCCTGCCTCGATGATTTGTGGGATCGCGCCGACCAGGAAGCTGATGATGCCCTCGATGATCGCCGGGAGCGCTTCGATCAGCACCGGGATCGCCGCCAACAGCCCCTCCGCCAGGCCGAGAATCAACTGGAGCGCAGCGTCGAGGAGCATCGGCAGGTTGTCGACCAGCCCCTGCACGAGCGCCATCAGCATCTCGACTGCTGCGGGGATCAGTTCGGGGAGGGCTTCGGCGATGCCGGTGACGAGGGTGGCGATGATCTGAATCGCCGCCTCCAACAGCGCCGGGAGGGCTTCGATGATCGCCTCCACCAACGCCACCACCAGGGTGACAGCGGTTTCAGCGAGCTGCGGGAGCACCTCGATGATGCCCTCCAACAGGCTGGTGAGGATGCTCATGCCTGCTTCGACCACTGCCGGGAGTTGTTCGGCGATGAACGCGAGGGCTTCTTGGAGGATGGTGCCGAGGGTGTCGATGATCCCCGCAGGCCGCAGTAGGAACACGTCCCGGGCAGCCTTGGTGAGGATCAGGTCGGCGTATTCGCCGGTGCCGAGCGTGTCCACGCTGAAGGCGACCGGATCGGCCTTCCCAATCGCATAAGAGATGGCCACCTGGCACTCCTCGGCGAGGCGGGCGTCGACGATCGTGCGGGCGATGAGCCGCGCCATGTAGGCGGCGGACCGGTCGACCTTCGAGGGGTCTTTACCGGAGAACGCACCCCCACCATGCGGGGCGAGCCCGCCGTAGGTATCAACCATGACCTTCCGACCCGTCAGCCCAGTGTCGGCTCGCGGCCCGCCTGCAACGAATCTGCCCGAAGGATTCACCAGCACCTCGGTGTCAGGGCCGATCGGCAGGTAGGGCTGGCAGGCCGGGGCGACTATCAGCGAGCGCACCTCACGCTCCAGCACCGCCAGATCCTTGGCGGCCTCATGCTGAACCGAGACGACCACGGTTTCCACGCTCACGGGTGTGCCGGTGTCGTCGTAACGCACCGAGACCTGTGCCTTGCCGTCCGGCTTAATCCCGGTGATGGTTCCCTCGGCGCGGGCGGTGTCGAGGCGGTGGCAGATGCGGTGTGCCAGGACGAGCGGGAGTGGGAGCCGTTCGGGGGTCTCACTGGTGGCGTAGCCGTAGACGGTGCCCTGATCACCCGCCCCCTGCAAGGCGAACGCTGAACTGTCACCGCCGCGAGCCTCCAGCGAGGTGGTGACCCCGGCGCTGATGTCGCCGGATTGGCGGCGCGTCCACACATAGATCAGGAACCCGAGCGGACTGTGACCAGCCTTGACCAGGGCTGTGCGCACCGAATCACGAATACGCGGCCGGCAGGTGGTGGTGATTTCGCCGGTGACGATGATCCGCCTGCCTGCGGCCATCACCTCCACCGCCACCCGGGCAGCCTTGTCCTCCCAGAGGATGTCGTCGAGGATCTGGTCGGCGATCTGGTCACACAGCTTGTCCGGATGACCAGCGCACACGGACTCGGCAGTATGAACAGTAGACATAGGCACACTCGCTTCCACGAATCGAAGAGGACAAGAAAACAGCGCCTACCTCGCATGGGGCAGGAGCAAAAACACAGATGGGATGGTTAGGAGCGGGCTTTCAGCAGATGCTCCATCACCTCGTCACCGGGCGCTACACCCGCGTAGTCGGTGGTGCAGGTGGCGCGCACGATCTCGTAAATCTCGTACCAATACACATTCGCCTGCTTCCCGAACGACTGCGACATGGCGACGAACGGGGACGCGATGGCGGCACCGGTGGTCGGGTGTTTGCCGAGCAGGCCGAACTTCGAGATCGCCTGCTCGCACTGCACATAGCGGGCAAACGCCTGGGCATAGGCCTCAATCAGGCGTGGGGCCACGAACTGGGAACAGCCCCGCTGGTCGAGCCACTGCCACGTCTCCCGGTAGACCAAATCTGCGCCGAGGGGTTTGCCGTCGCGCTGAACCTCGGACAGGTAGTCGGACGGTTCGGGCATCGCCTCTCCGGCGAGCACCGCACCGGCACCGATGTCGCCGCCCTCAAAATCGAACGGTTCGTTCAGTGGGTCCTCCAGGCGGGTGGCGGGGCGTCCGGCGGCGAGCTTCTCATTCAAAGGGTCTGGTTTCGCGCCTGCCCTGACGCGGCGGCCGCCTCGGTTGGTGCCGTCTGTAGACATGAAGCCATCTCCGCTGGATACAGTAGACGTGATCGCTAGAATTAACTGGCAGTAGAATTCGACCAGCTCGGATCGCTCAACGCGCATGAGCGCAGGAGGAGACGCATGTGTCAGTCAGAACTCGCGCAATCGAGTACTTGCGTTACTTGCTGATCTGTTCGATACCCCCGCTTATAGGTTGGTGGATGCGCTTGAACCCCGTCCAACTATACGGCAATGAAGCGCCACCCAGTAACCCTTTTATTGAAATATCGTGGGCGTTACTGGCTCTAGGGTTTGGCACTGGAATGCTGTTTATTCCAATTCACTGGGTGGCTGCCACTGCAAACGCCTTCCGTGTAGTGAAATTACCTACCATGGTATGTATCTCGCTTGCTTCCACCTTCGTCACATCCGCATTCATTTCTCCTGGAGACTTTATCGAGTATCTGCAAAGCAAGGGCCTCTTGTGGGTTTGTCTCGGTATGACGATTACGTGCGCAACAATTTTTTGGCGCTTTTACAGTTTTCGCCGCAGCGCAAAGCCCAACAGGGGCGGCACCGCAGATAGTGCCACCCCTGCCGCGTCAGGTGCTTCTAGTGAGAGCGAGTGAAGAGGTAGTTAGCAAACGCTCTCACGCACGCTTGCCGTTCCTCCTGGCTAGAGTTTCCAGCGAGTTCAAGCAGCCCTCCGTAGAACCCCTCGAGGACACCGTTCATTCTGCTCCAGGTCGTGTCATAGAGCGAATCAACTGAGGAGTAGTCAAGCCCGTCATGTTCGTAGACGCTGTAGCGGTTCGCGGTGACAATACTCAGATAGTACTGTTCCATGGAATCAGACAGAGATCGGATGCCATTGTTGCCGCGTCCTTGAATCGTAGGAACCAATGCGATGGCGTCTGCATCGTCACAGATATCAGTGAAGTTGCATGATACTCCTAACGTGTTTGTGTCAATACCAGCGTTGATAAAGTACGTTGCCGGGTAATCTGGGTCGGCTCCGATGAGAGCATTTGCTGCTCGCGTGCGATTTAGATGAGGATGTGCCTGCATATATCGATGCAGGTCATTCATGCCAGTCGCAAGATCTCCTGCCCATCCTGCCCAGTGATCCGGTGTCAGGGTTGTGTATAGGTAGCAGTACAGAGTGTAGGCCAGATGGGCGAGATCGTTCTTGCCGTGCCGATGAGTATCGGTGAACGGTGTTCTCTGCTCACCAATGTAGGGTTCAAGACTGTTAACCAGTCCAGGGTGCGAATCCTTCAGATACAACTCAAATGAAATATCGTTGAAGGTACTTGCCGCGATGGAGAATTTCCAATGCTGTAAATAATCCCGTGCTAGATATCGCAGCACACCGGGCACAATATCACTAGGGCGATAGTCTGGATACGTCGCATAACTCGCCCAGTCACCTGCGGCATAATCAGAATATGCATCCTCTAGGCTTCGAATCAACGGTAAGACCCGCGTGAATGGCGTAATCGCATTCAGGCTGGGCACGGGAGGTGCCTGATATGGCACAGTCGGCTGCGGATTCGCGCCTGAGGATAGAACCGATCCAACCGCAGCGATCCGTCCAGAAAATGCTACCCGGTCGAGATCCCATTTCCCTCGGTATCCACTGATTTCGTGGAACTGGTCGAAGACCCAGTTGTGTGGGATCGGGAATCCGAGGTTGCCTGAGAATCTGGTGGACATGTCGGAAACAAACGAGGCCACGCTGTAGCCCGCCTGAGCTACTCGAGTGCAGATGTTACGCGATGCGTAGACGCCTACTCGATAGCCGCCGCCAAGATTCTGCGTGACCGCTTTGAAATAGGGCAGGATGTTGCTGGTTACTTCGGGATCTGTGGCATCGTAGTCCACTGCAAAGTAGATGACCGTGGGTGGCACACCAAGTCGCTGGGCAGCGGCTTGGGCTTCCTTCGCATGACGGTGCCCAGTATCGGCGGTAAAGTGCCTAAGCGCTGTTGAGTACTCCTGGAAGATCGGGAAATACTGCAGCCCATGACTCACGATGCGTTCTAGCTCACCCGTGCGTAGCGCCTTAAAGTAGTCTGATTCAGCTACGTCCTCTTGACCAGGCTCTGAAAGGTAGCGACCCGCGATCAGGTAACCATCTGCCTTAAGGTGCTCGGCGAGGTCGTCAGTGATCTCGAAACGTGTATCACAAGCCACACACGCACGGTTGGGGTCGCCTTTAGAGGTCAGAAGGCTCATCCAGGTCGTTGGATCAACCACCCCGGTCACTGGCAGAGCGTGTGCTTTCTGGAACTGCCTCAATATGTTTTCAACTTCGCTATTCCATGTGCTGGTTGGCGTGATTGAGTAACCGTTATTGACCAGGCCTACAGTAGCCAGCCACACCCACTGGCTGGTGCCTCCACTAGTAGTCTGCAACCTGGAACGTGTGCCCGCGCCAAAGTTTCCGGTAGCTTCGTCAGGTGTGAACCCTTCGAGTGCTTGGAGTACCTGGATCAGGGCGATATTCATCTCGCGTCCGTATAGGCCGTCAGTAGGGATGATGCCGGTGTATTCCTTGTATTTACGATTGATCGACTGTTGTGCGTCGCGAATAGATTGAGTACCACCGTAGTGTGCGAGTAGGCGGAACTGTTTCATAGACAAGAGCGCCATCATCAGCTCGAGGTCGATCGTGGAACTGGTGCCACCAATTCCTATATCGGACTTGAGTGCAATAATTGAATCTGCCACATGATCGGTGAACTCAAGAGTGATGCCACCATACTCGGCCCGATACCCCTTGCACCACAGAGCACCTTGAATGATCCCATGTACATTGCTTTCAGAGGCGTTCTTCCTGATTCCGTTGGGCCAGCGGCTTTTAAAACGTGATTGCGTTCCCGAACCGAAATTATTTGCTGTCGCCGTGATCCCCAGTTCGATTTGCAGGGCACGGATTAAGGCATAAATCGTGTCCCACCCGGTTCTCCCGGTTTCTTCAACTGAACCAAACCCCGTCTTGTTCCTGTAGGTCGCGTTCAACCATTGCTGTGTTTTCAGCACCATCTGATCTGCCATGATTCCTCCTTCTAGAAATCAGTTGTTAACTCACGGCAGACAAACGCCTGCCATGGAGGGATTCACCACACCGGTTTGGCTGCCCCGGAGTTGTCCGCCCTCATCTGTACGTCCCTGGGAAACCCAAAACCGGACGGGTGGCGCAAGAAAGCCGTGCAAGCATCAGTGGAGATTCGTCGCTCACTGGTACTGCCGACAAGCCGCGAAGTGTTAATACCTCGTTTGATTCGGAAACTTTGCGCGCGGTTGGCCCCGCCCGCTGACCCGTGAACGAGTCGTAGAGATCGAGAGGCCCCAACCCCTTTGCCAGCGCCGCGAGGTTGCCTCGAGTGCGGCGAACAAGGTCGAGGTGGGCAATTTTGAGGTTCGCGTTCTTGGCCGCGTCAGGGCGGAACGTGGCGCAGATGTCAGTAGGTGTACACCCGAGGTACTTGCCTCCATCGGTCGCCGTCGAACGCCGATTGTCGGGAGTGGCACGGCTTACACAAGGCGCGGAGGTTGCCGGGGTCGTGGGTGCCGCCGTGCTCCAACGGGATGACGTGGTGGACTTCCTGTGCGGGCGTGTACCTGCCAGCCGCGAGGCAGTCCTCACACAAGGGGTGGGCGGTGATGTAGGCGGCACGGATCTTGCGCCAGCGGGCACCGTAGCGCCGGTTGATCTTCGGGTCACGCTGCCACTTGCGGTAGCGTTCGTCTTCGGCCTTGGCGTGGGCTTCGCAGAAACGCTGGTGGGTGAGGTTCGGGCAGCCGGGCTGGGAGCACGGACGGGCAGGCTTGACCGGCATCCCGCACGCTCCTTTTGCTGACATGGCAAAGCCCCAAGGCTCCCAGCCTGTCGCCGGGCTTGCCCTGGGGCTTTTCCTACTTTTCAACCACCTAGATCATTGCAGGCCGGAAACAGTAAATGCATCCGCTGTTCTTGACACCTTTTGGCGGCTGGGTTCACGCCGCCTACCCATACAGCGCCGACGCCAGCCGGGCGAGTGCGCGGGACTTCTTCTGGTAGGCGCTGGTGCGCTCCACGTAGAAGTGGTCACACACCCTCTGCACCGCATCATCCTGGGTACCGTCGCCAAGGAAGAACGCTTCGAGCACGAACCTGTCATCGTCGGTGAGCAGCTGCCAGGCGGGAAGGAACCACGCCATGTACTCACGCGCCTGCCCGTAGCGAGCACGGTAGATGTCGATCCGATCCAACGTGGCCGCCACACGCATCTCCCCAGCATGCAGATCCGTGTGACGTGGCATCCCGTCGAGTTTCGCTGATCCTGGGGTGGTGACGTCGTCGTAGGCGGTTTTAATCTGCTCGTCGGTAGTGTCGATGATCTGCTCCATCACGGCGAAGTCCTGCAACGCCGAGATCGCGGCCTTGCGGGTGTCGAGGTATTTGGCCATCACATGCATGACGACTCCTTCCTGAGAGTGGTTGACAGTTCGGTGGCGACTGCGTCGATCAACGCGGCCTGAGTCATGTCCTTCGCCTCCAAAGCACCCAGAACGGCCTGGTCGAGGGTGCCGGTGGCGGCAAGGTGGGTGATGGTGACCGGCTCGGCCTGCCCTTGCCGATACAGCCGGGCGTTGGTCTGCTGATACAGCTCCAAGCTCCAGGTCAGCGAGAACCACACGAGCAAGTGCCCACCGGCCTGCAGATTCAGCCCATGCCCAGCGCTCGCGGGATGGATCAGCCCGAGCGGGATGTCGCCCCGGTTCCACGTCTCGATGTCCGTCGAGGTCTTGAGTTCGCGGGCGTCCGGGAAGCGGCGCTGGATGCGTTCGCGGTCGTGGCGGTACCAGTAGGCGACGAGGACGGTTTGTCCGTTGGCGGCTTCGAGGATGTCTTCGAGGGCGTCGAGTTTCGCCCCATGCACCTCGACCGTCTCGCCATGCTCGTCGTAGATCGCGCCCGAGGCGAGCTGCAGCAGTTTCCCCGACAGCGCGGCTGCGTTCGCGGCATCCACTACCTGCCCATCCAGATCAACCACCAGGTCGGCCTTGAGCTGCTTATACACAACTCGTTCTTGGGCTCCGAGCACCACCGGTGTCGTGGTGACGGTCAGTGGTGGGAGTTGGAGGTGGTCGGTGGTGCGCATCGACAACGTCATGTCGGCGATCGCCTCGTAGATCTCGTCCTCCGCACCCTCGCGGGGCTTGTAGGTGAACACCTGCATCCCGTTGCGCTTGTCCGGGGTAAACCAGCGGTCGCGGTACCGGGTGATGAACCTGCCGAGACGCTCCCCGCCGTCGAGGAGCCGGAACTGCGCCCAGATATCCATCAGCCCGTTGGAGGCTGGGGTGCCAGTCAGGCCGACCCAGCGCTTGACGTGCGGGCGCATCTTCACCAACACCGTGAACCGCTTCGCCCGATGATTCTTAAACGAGGACAGTTCGTCGATGACGACCATGTCGAACGGCCACGCCTCACCCAACTGGGAGACGAGCCAGGGGATGTTTTCGCGGTTGATGACGGTCACCATCGCCGACTTGGCGAGTGCCGCCAGCCGGTCTTGCTTGGTGCCGACAGCGACTGCCACCGATAGACCTTGGAGGTGGTCCCACTTGGCGGCCTCGGCGGGCCAGGTGTCTCGTGCGACGCGCAGTGGTGCGACGACGAGGACGCGGGAGACGGTGAAGTAGTCCAGCAGCAGCTCCCAGATGGCCGTCAGGGTGATGACACTCTTGCCGAGTCCCATCCCGAGGAGGATGGCGGCCTCTGGGTGGTCGAGGATGAACCGGGTGGCGGTCTGCTGGTAGTCATGCGGCCGGTAGCGCATCAAGCACCTCCTTGATGCCGTCCACCGAGTCAACGACCAGCGCGGTGAAGCCGTGGGCGCGGAGTTGGCTCATCCGGCGGCGTTGGATCGGCCGAGGCTTCTTGCCGGGTGCTTTCACCTCGACGAAGACGACCCGGCCTCCCATCAGGCATAGTCGGTCAGGTACGCCCGTGGTTCCAGGGCAGACAAGCTTCCAGCACAAGCCCCCGGAGGCTTCGACGGCTTTCTTCAGTTGGTGTTCTATGGTTCGTTCGTTCATGGTCACTCCTTGAATTCAATTCAGGGGTGACGGCATGTGACGAGTCGTTCCTAACCTTTTATATAGAGAAAACACCATGTAATTTCACATGCGTAAGGTAGGGAATGGCTCGTCACAGCTCGTCACCATGGGGTTAGTTGCCGAACTCGGATGCGATCGCGAGCCCGTAGACGTACATGCCGTGCTTGATCTTTTTCCGCACGAATCCGGCTTGTTCGACCGCAGCGTTGAAGTCGACCATCGGGCGCGCCCATCCTGAGGTGTTTTGCGCCCACGCCCGATACGTCTGATAGAGGTCACCCGCACGCTCCGCTAAGCCATCCTCGACGTCGCATGAGTCTTCAAGGAACTGCGAGAACCAGTCGTTGTCTTCCTTATAGGCCTGTAAGGCTTGAACGACCTGAGGTGGGGCTTTGAGCTTGTAGCCCTCGGTGTGAATGAGGCGCGCTCCCTCCATGATCCAGGAAAGGATTGCTCCGCCCGCATGCTCGTAGAGGTGGTCGGCGTAGTTCTTCACATCCGTGTCGCCTTCGATGGTGGCGTTAAACGGGATGACGATCAGACGCCGCCAGATGCCTGCATCCATGGCTCCCACAAGCGGCAAATGGTTCGTGTACAAGACCAGCGTGTGGGACGGAGTGAACGCGAAGGGATCCTTAAACTTTTTCTCTGCCGAGATCTGATCGGTCGAAGCCAGCTGTTTAACGTTCGAGGTCGATAGGCGCATGCCTTCCTCGGTTTCAGCCGCGATCAAGAGACGTTTACCTCTAGCTTCGGCGTGTTCGGGTTTGACGTTGCGGCGCACCCCGACAGTGAGCGCGTCAGCTGAGATCGTGCCCGAATACGTCCCCAGCACTCGGGCGATCGTGTTCCAGAACGTGGACTTGCCGTTGCGACCATCCCCGTAAGCGATGACGAGCGCTTCGACGAAAACCTGACCGATAGCCGCCAACCCCACAATGCGCTGCACGTAACCAATCAACTCAGGATCTCCTTGGAAGAACACGTCGAGCGCGTCGGCCCAGATCTGTACGCCCTCATCGCTGGGCCCGACAGCGGTCTGCTTGGTCAATAGATCGAGGGTTATGCTCGTGGCTACTACCGTCGCGCAGATCCCACGTCCCCGTTGGGGTGTTGAGCAGGTAAGGGTCGACGTCAAGGTCACGGACACGTACCTGCAAGATCGGCCCAGCTTCTTTCAACGTGGCCGTGATATTGCGTGACAAACGCCGCGAAAGAACAAACTTGTGGTAATTCTTTGCCTCATCCCACGCCCGAAACGCGGACGCCTGCACAGGCGTGAGCTTCGCGATGCCGCGTGCTTTCGACGAGGCGGAGGCCATCACAAGATCTGCGCCGGTTGCCGTCATGGTCTCCCACGTCGATGCGATCAAGCGGTCGGCTTCTTCGAGCTGGCGGGAGGTCAATTCCTGAACCACGCCCTGTGCGGATAAGTCGTTCTCATCCCACACGCCATGGTCGTAGACAAGCCACTTGGTAGCCAGTGAGTAGCGGATCTTGTTCGCATACTCGCCAGCCAATATGTCTGCCTGACCAACATCGGAAAAATCATCCGGACGCAAACCCGCCAACGCCTCATAAGCCTCCGGCGGCAGATAGCCTGGATCAGCAGCGACCTTCGAAGCGAACCTGCATGCCGAGTTCCAGATCGTCGCCAGCTCATTATCACTGAGCGGTGGCTCGCACAGATTCGCCTTCCGGTCAAACAGGTCACGAGCCTGATCTGTCTCCCCGTAGCGGATGAGCACCCGCCCAGCGAAGCGCGACAACGTAGCGTTGCGCGAGCCTTCACCAATCACGAGAGTGGAAGCATCGAAGGCGGCGAACACGTCGATCTCGTCAGCCGCATCCAACCATGCATCGAGCAGCTGATCGCCCTCATGCACCGTAACTTGTGGGTTAGGGGTGCCGTAGATGAACCTGCCAGCATCCAGGGCATTACGGTCAAAGAAAGCGAACCGGGAGGCCAAGCGACGCTTCAACCCCGCATAGGTGTCGGCATCCGTCATTTCGGTGATCGGGAAGTAGACGTGGAAACGCGGCCGGGCGGAGAGCACACCCTTCGGCTTCTGGTGGTTTCGGGAGGTAACAGTCATGAACACCACACCCGCCATCAACTCGGCGAGCTTCTCCGGGGTGATCCAGTCGGCAGGGTTGTCGGTGTGGTCGTTGTCGATATCCATCACCACACAGTCCGAGGCTATGAAGGCTGCAGTTGAGCGGCGATCATTCACATACGTGGCAGCCACATGATCAAGACCCGCGACCCCCGATAGCGAAGCCGCGTCCGTGACGGTGTGGCGGTTCGGGTAGTAGTTGTTGTGCGCATTTCCGCTACCGGTGGCGGCGCACAAGATGAACGGTGTCATGCGGGGTGCACCTCCTGGAAGTCGGCGTCGAAGAAGCGAACCGGGATGTCCATCTGGTGTGCCCAGTCGATCTCGGCGCGCATCCCCGCACTGACCTGTCCGATGTAGGCCCACAGTTGTTCGCATTTCGACAGCAGGATGCGGTTGAAGAACATCGCCAGCTCCCGGGCATCCGGGTCGATGTCGTCCATGAACTGCGGAAAATGCAGATGCGGGGTCAACGGAATCTGGCCTGCTGACACCGCGAACGCGCAGAACCGCTGGGCGAGCTGGACGTTCGCTTCCACATCGCCGGAGTACGGGGAGCAGATGTAGACCAACGGCCGGTAGCCGTATTCGGCGCGCTGGATGTCTTTCAGCGCCTTGTAGCAGGTGGGGTCGGGGTATCCTTCGATGTTCTTCTTCGGGATTCCGATATCGAGAGTGGTGGTCATCGGGCGTCCTCGCCTTCACGCTCGATCACCGGCAGCAAGCCACGCTCGTTCTTCAACAGGTCATAGATGAACAGGCGACCCTTCTGCGTCCAGTACATGTGGGTACGGGTCTTACCCTCGTCGTACTCATGCGTCTTGGACTGGGTGTAGCCCTGCTCAGCAAACTTCGCGTAGAGGAACCAGCGGCCGGACTGATGGAACTGCACCCGCTCCTCGCGCAGAATCTGGTTAAGCTTCTTCGCCGACAGGCCGTAGTCCTTGGCGATCTCGGTGGCGGTGATCAGCGACGGCGAAGCCAACACCACGTCGTAATAGGACACCTTCGGTGCCGCCTCCAATAGGGCTTGTTCGGCGGCGAGCCGCTTGGCCCGCTCAGCCCGCAGAGTGGCGATCGCCTGCTCCAGGAACTCGTCGTCGGACAGAAGCTCGTCGATGACGTACATGCCGTGACGGCGGATCGACGGGAGGACGTCGTCGAACACCCACGCCTCGAACTGCCGGGCGCCCGGCAGCTTGGAGAAGACGATCAGCCGGTACAGGTCGCCCTCGCTGATGAACCTGACCTGCTGAATACCACCAGGCGTTTGAAGGGGGTAACGAAACGGAACCCCCTTGCAGTGATCCTGAAGTGCCTTGCTCGGGTTGGTGTAGCCGAGGGCGGTCGCCACGTCCTTGCCGCAGAACAGGATCTGCCCGCCGGAGGTGATGGTTCGGATCGTGCCGAACTCGTGGTTGGTGAACGCTTGTAGCGCGGTAGCCATGACCGGCTCCTTTTCTGAGAGCCGGGTAGACAATCGCGGGCGCGGGATGCGCCAGGCTCTCACCTGTCAGGCACGGCAGGCACCGAAACCGGACGCGGCGTGAGGAAGGCTCTCGCCCATACGCCCCCGAGCGCCGGCGAATCCGGACGGGTCACCGGAGAATCGCTGTGGCAGCCTTGACACGACCCGCGTCGCTGGAGTCCCGGCATGAACCCGGCTAGGTTGTGGGTAACCGTTCAGCTCGACTCGACCCCTGTCGGGAGTGGGCTGGATCTCTAATGTGGAGATGCCGACTTCGGCACGTGATGTTGACCAGACGGCCACGTTGACGTACCGTAGGAGATGATAGATCCCCGGTCAGGCCTCTTGTCCCGTAAGGGACAATGCACAAATGGCCGGGGCCTTTTCACTTTTTAGGGAGCTCATGGTCAAGCGCTGGCTCAGTTACGACGAACAAGTCAAACTGCTTCAAGAACGCGGTTTGACCGTCACTGACACCGCATCAGCAGCCGAGTTCCTCTCTCGCGTGAACTACTACCGTCTTTCGGGATATTTTCGTTACTGGCAAGTTGACCCAATGGCGGGCAACAATCGCTTCCTCGACGGTTCATCCTTTGAAGTGATCCAGCGGCTCTACGAAGCCGAACAAGAACTGGTTGCGGTGTGTGACGAAGTCCTCCACCCGATCGAGGTTCTCCTGAGAACCAGGTTCGCCTACTACTACGCACAGCATGTCGGAGCGATCGGAGCGTTCGCCCGCGGTGACGGGCTCACGCAATCGCCTGATCCTCATGACGAACGTGTCGAAGAACACGCGCTATCGAATCTAGATCGCAGCAAAGAGGCCTTTGTGTCTCACTACCGTGATGAGATCAAGACGGCCAATGCTTACAGCATCGAAGCCTACACGCGCATGCCCATCTGGGTAGCGGTTGAGGCCTTCTCGTTTGGCAGCCTGTCCAGGCTTATTGAGGCTTCAAGCAAGTCCGGAGTGCTGCACGACATGGCAGCGTCGATGAACGTTTCTCCAACCACGCTGCCAGGCCAAGTCCGCTCATTCGTCTACTTACGCAACCGCAACGCCCACTGTGCAAAGCTGTGGAACCACTCTGTTCTCGACCGTCCAGGACTCCTCCCCAACATCGCCCGACGAGCCAAACGAGACCACCGCCAGTTCAACGATCACTCGATCTACAAGATCTTCGTCGCGCTTGACCAAGTCGCTACCAAGACCGGTCTTCAGCAGGATTGGCTCGCTAACCGCGTCGAACCGATCCTTGCCTCGAATGCCCTTCTCGCCGCAGGCATCGCAACCCCAGCCCGCTACGGCGACATGCCGAAGCAGATACTCACCGCCGACAACTAGCTCTACACCGTCCTCAGTCCTTGCGGTAATACGCGCCGCATTCGTACCCGTCGGCGTCGAGTGGCAGCCCGTCTGCCCAGTCGGGTGGGGTGGCCATGAGGGCGCAGGCGTCGGCGACGGTGAAGCCGGAAGCTCGGGGTTCGTCGATGACGATTTCGTCGTGGACGTGCATGACGATCCTGTGCCCCGCACGGGCGACGAGCCGCATGGCGTGAACGAGGAGGTCGCGAGCGACTCCTTGGACGATGTTCTCGACGAGTTTCCCTCCGTAGGTCTCCAGCCGACCCCACTTGCGCCCGGTCGTGACACCGCTGTAAGTGATGGAGGTGCCGCCCCACCGGTTCTCACCCAGCCTCGGCTGCACATACGCCAGCCGTCTGCCCGAGGGCAGGGTGATGAACAAGATGCCCGACTCGACCGAGAAACGCAGGTTGTGCAGCCGGACGGTACTGCGGGTAGTGATCGCGTCCAGCGCGGCCTGCTCGACGTCCGCCCACAGTTGCACGATGTGTGGGTTGGCTGCCCGCCAGGCATCGACGATCGGTTTGAGCTCGTGCTCGGCCAAACCCATCCGCAGCGCACCCATCGCCTTGAGCGCTCCGACGGAGCCGTTGTAACCGCAGGCCAGCGCGGCGATCTTCCCCTTCTGTCGAAGCTCGGCGTTGACGCCGTGCTTCTCGACCGGCACGCCGAACATACGCGACGCGGTTTCGCAGTAGAGGTCTTTACCGTCACGGAAGGCTTGCAGGGTGGATGTTTCTCCGGCGAGCCAGGCGATGACACGGGCCTCGATCGCGGAGTAGTCGGCGACGATGAACCGGCACCCAGCACTGGGGATGAACGCTGTCCGGATCAACTGGCTCAGCGTGTCAGGCACGGAGTCGTAGAGCAGCTCGAGGGCATCGAGGTTGCGTTGCCGGGTGAGGGTTCGGGCAGCATCGAGGTCGGGCAGGTAGTTTCGGGGCAGGTTTTGGACTTGGACGAGGCGTCCGGCGAATCGGCCGGTGCGTCCCGCGCCATAGAACTGGATGAGCCCACGAGCCCGCCCATCGCTGCCTGCCACGTTGTGCATGGCCTGGTACTTCTTCACCGAAGATTTCGCGAGGTCGCCGCGCAGCTCCAGCACCTCTTTGACCGTGCCAGTCGCGGTGTCGAGGGCGGTTTCGACGTCAGCCTTGGCGAGTGAGTCGAGGTGGCAGCCGTGGGTGGTGAACCAGTCCTTCAGCTGGATGGGTGAGTTCGGGTTCTCCAGCCCGGTCAACTCCCGCGCTCTCGCCAACGTCACCGCACGGTGCTGATCGTCGAGCGTCACGGCGGCATCCGCAAGGGAACGATCTAGGTTGATGCCAGTATCGTTGATGCGCTGATCCAAGGCATAGGCGTACCACTCGACCTCGGGAATCGGAAACGATGAGAGCCGGTCGTGGATCGCGAGCTCAACCTCGACATCGCGCCGGTTGTACTCCACGAATTGCTCCCAGCCGGTCGGATCGGATGTGGGAAGGTTCCGAGTGCCGCCACCGTTCAACACGCTGGGTGTTGCCGGGGCGCAGAACTGCCGAATCAGCTTCTTGCCCGCGCTGTCCTTCTTCACGTCGAGATCAAGAGCCGTACCGACCGCATCCAGGCTCATCGGCAGACCGAGGTAGGCCGACCAGATCATGGTGCACCGCCACTGCGCCGGGTCAAGAAACTCCTCAGTGAGGAGGTCTGGGTGGTGGCGGCGCAGCCACGCCGAGAGTGCGACCCGCTCGAAGGCGGCGTTATGCGCCCACTTGACCACGCCAGGATCGACGAGTGCGGCGAGCACCTCGTCGGGCAGCTGCTGGCCGCTGGCGAGGTCGATGACGTGGACGTCGCCGCTGTCGATGCTGTAGCCGAACAGAAGCAGCTTGAACTCAGGGTCGGCGGCATACGGGTACACGCCGGACTTGGTGAGGTTGACGGGGCTGTACGTTTCGAGGTCACAGGCCAATGAGCGCATGGCGGGGTCCTTTCATGGACAGATGTGGAGGGAACCACCGTGATCGGCAGTCCCCTCCACAAGGTGATGGTTTTACTCGGGTGCAGTTTCAGTGCGGGCGATCTCGTTGGCCGTCACGCGTGCTCGTTCTTCTTCGAGAAGCTTGGCGAAGCGTCGTTCTTCACGCTTGTCGGCGATCCATGACAGCAGTAGCGCGACGCCGACGGGGATCAGGACGTAGACCCACACAGCGAGGGTGATCGCCATGAAGCAGTCCTTCATCACGATGAACTCCTTAGTTGAGGAAGTCGTCGCTTGCGGCGGCGGGGGTGCCGAAGTCGGACTCAGCGGAGATGCGCCCTGCGCCGAGGGGTTCGCCGTCGCGGATCTTCTGGATGTTGCCCAGACCGCAGGCCACACCCTTGTTCCCGTTCGTGTTGAACGCGTAGAACGACAGGGAGACGCGGGCGTAGCAGCCCGAGTACACCTCGGAGCGGTCGAGGATCGGGGCGACGTTCTCGTCGACCACCTGCGGCGGGGTCAGCGAGTTCGCGTTGACGAAGTATGCGTTTGCGTAGGCTTCGTCGTCGCGTTCGGTATCACCGTCACGCAGCGGCAGCTTGAGCGCCGCCTTGTTCGGCTTCTTACCGCCGAACTTGGCCCTCCCGGCGTCGATGGCCGCATCCACGGCACGCTCGATCGCGGCAATAGTCGCGGTGTCGGTCTTCGGGATGATCAGCGACACCGAGTACTTGGGCTTACCGCCCTGGATCGAGTTCGGCTCCCACACGTGGGCATAGGAGAGCCGGACTTCGCCGGTGACGATACGAGTCGGATTCTGAGTAGACATGATTGTCCTTCTTTCTGTTAGTTACTGGTTTTCGTGAATTCGGATTCAGCGCTGCGAATGTCGAGCGCGGGTCGTTTGTCGCTCTCGGGTACGAGCGTCGGCTTACCCACCGGCTTGACCACCAGGCCGCCGAGAACCTCGTTGAAGGTCTTCTTGCCCATCAGCTTTTCCATCGCCGTGAGCGTGATGAGGCGCTTGTCGTAGATGTCGGCGTAACCGGCAGCCTGAGCCGCCTCCGCGACAGCGTTCTCGTCGGTGTATTTGCGGACAGACCTGCCGGCGACGAGCTTGAACCCGTCCCAGTGCTTGCCCTGGTTGACCGCTTGTGCGAGGGCGTAGGCCTCGACATCGGATGCCCACGACTTCAACAACGGCAACCGGGTCAGCACGTCGGCGATCTCGCTGTCGGACAGTTCGGCTGGCGGCGCAAACTCGTGTTGAGCGAGCGCCAGGTTGGCTTCGGCGCGTGCCCGGCACGTCGGTGCGATGCGACAGAACTGGCACCACGAGCCGGGGCAGAACTCGCCCCCACCCGCTACAGCCAGCTCGGCCTTCGGCTTGACCTCCGTCTCAGCCCACGCTTCGAGGTCGGCGACGGAGGTTTCCCAGGTGTCGACGTTGCCGCGACGCGGCTGGTAGATCGTCACCGCCACGGTCTCGATGTCATACAGATCCCCGAAGGTGCGCAGCGCACCGAGTGCGTACAACATGAGCTGCGGGTTGCGCTCGGCGTCGACCAACACGCCCTGCCCGTACTTGAGGTCGATGATCTGCAGCTTGGGTTCAGCGATGATCACGCAGTCGCCGGTGCCGAACCCGCCCGGCACCACGTGTGAGAAATCGAGGCGCTGTTCGATAAGGACTTGAGGGTCCGGACAGGTATTCCTCGCCTCCGCTGCTTGTTCGAGAACGAAGTTGACGTAGTCGTCGGTGAGCTGCTCCATTTCGTCGTCAATCCAGTCGGAGGTAGGACGAGTGGATCGTTGCTTCAATGCCCGGCGCAGCTTGTGCTCCGCCAATGCATGCGCGGCGGTGCCTTGCTCGGCAGCGGCCGACATTGAGTCCGGCTCACCGGATTCAAGGACAGCACTCGGTGTGCAGTTCAGCCACCGATGCGCACCAGAAGCAGACAACAACGCGTGATCAGACGGAGCCATCAGCCAGCTCCTTCGCTTGCGCCAGAAGCTCGCCATACTTCGACGGATCAACGCTGGAGAGCTTGTCCGCACCAGCCGCAACGATCAGCTCACGAACCTTCGCAGTTAGTCCCTTACTAGATAGAGACGCGAGTAGAGCACGGACTTCCTCTAGCGACACCTCCGGTTGAACCTCAGGAGCCGATGGAGCTGTGTCTGCTTGATCTGGTTCGCTGGTCGGGGTGTCATCCAACGCAGGCTGAGCCAGTTTGACTGCTTCCAGGGGGCGTTCGACCGACATGCCGACGTGGTCTTCGAAGTTCTCCCATGCGGTCTCTTCGATCGTGGCCGCGAGCTGGGAGGCACCTTCAGCGATCCGGTTCAATGCCGCGATGAAACGATTAGCTTCAGTGAGATTCATGGCCGGTCACCGCCTCGATTCACGCCGACCGCGTCAGCGACGGCCATGAGATCGTCTTCAGGTTCGACGATCTCAACGGCAGAAACTTGTCGTCCTGGTACCAGCACCGTGACCCGCTGTTTGCTGCCAAGCAGTCTTGCGAGCAGCCGTTCACGCAACGTGACCGTTCGTGCAGAAACCAGCGCTTCATCATCTGGTTATCATCTGGTTCGTCGGTTACGCGGATCCGCAACCTGTGTCGTGCAACCATGGATTCCTCTTTCGTAAGGACCTTGTAGATGTGCAAACCGCCGTGCGGGGCTTGCACTCATACGTCCCCCAGGGAGGTGGAATCCGGACGGGTGCCACCGAACCTCTTGTGAATCCGTTTCAGGGCACGATTCACCGAGTTGCGCACTGCGTCAGCAAGCTTGTTGATCTCCGATTGATCCGCGTCAGGGTTTTCGCGTCGGGCGATGTCGGCATACGACAGTCCTTCACCCAGCGACAACGTCAAAAACTTCTTCTGCTGGTCGGTCAGCGGAAGAAGTATCTGGGCGAGGATCTTCTCGGCTTCGGTCTGTTCGGCTTGTCGAATCGCGTACAGCTCAGGCAAGAACATGCCGCGCGAATCGAGCTCTTCGTCGTCCCACGGCTCGACGCTCCAGGAGGAATATGAGGTTCCCTTGCGCTTGCGAGCATTCTCACGATCCCGAAAACGCTGATATGCGTCCTCGAGCCACATCAGCTTCCACTCGGGGAGGAAGTCTGGGTCGAGGATCTGGTCACGAAACTCTCGATCATCTGGGAAATCGAAGAGTTCTACCCACGCGTGCCCGCGCTTAGATGGCAAGTAGATCTGCCAGTGGTCGCGGCCTCGTGAGTCGGTCTTGGAGCGGGTTGCATATGGACGGGGTTGTGGTTGAGAAGTAGGGATGCCCACGGTGGGCTCCTTCCGCTTGATGCGGAAGACCCACAGGAGACGTTGCTACTCGTCGTCTCGTGGTGAACTGATCTGCGTGGGCATGGCTATGGGCGGACACCCGATTGGATGCCCGCCCCAGCGGCTCCTGCAGATCGTTCCGACTAGGGACGAGTAGAAACCTGAGCTCAGTGGTGTTGCCTGCCGTGATCACTGGCAGACTCTCGAAGTTCGCGTTGTAGCCGGTAGCGATCCGTCGTCAACGCCTGGACAGTTGTGTGGCGTTGGTGCTGCAGCACGTGCGCCACGTGGGTGTCGGCTGCCGATGTGACGGGCTCGGGTCTTGGCGATGACGGCAAGTCGGAATCTCTACGAACGTGAAGATCGAGTAGACTTGGCTCGTGTCTGAAGACTCGGTTCCTTGGTCGGCGTCCTTCATGTTTTGACCCTAAAAACCGGCTTGTGACGCGATTTTGTGATGGCGTGTGATGGCGTGTGATGAGCACCAAGGAGGTCGGTTCTGTTGGCAACGTCTCTCTTGGCAGATCCGGCTGCTCTCGGCACTGTTGCCGAGCAGGTCGCTACATTCCTCAAGATCTTGAAAGACAACATTGGACGGGGGAAGGCGAACGCCAAGGCGGTGCGCTCATTCGTCAAACTAGTTACGAAGCTTCCCTACGATGCCGAACTTGAAGACACTCGCAAGGAGTACCCGGTTGATCGCTGGGGAGATGACTACATGCGCGCCATCATCGAGAAACCCACCGGCTTCAAACCTGAGTACGCTAACGAGATTCTTGATTACCTTGACACCACTGAGCTGGAGAGGAAGGTGCGCGCGCTCGTACCGACTGCCAAGGATCGTCTCGCCGAGGCATTGAGGGTCTTCGATACCAACATTGGTCGGGCTAATCTGGCTGAGTGGGTCGGTGACAAAGCGGCTGAGCTGATCGCTGAAAGCAGCGAGAAGGATTCCGCTCACGAAATCGCGATGGAGAAGGTCAGCCTCGCTCGTCAAGCTTTCGCGCGGACCGAGTATGAGAACTTCTTGATGGGTGAAGCCCAGGGACTTTGCTCATTCACGTCTTGTAAGAAGCCTCTGCTTGCCGTGTCATCGGGTAAGCCTGTCACCGATGTTGAGATCGTGATCATTGACCCCCTCGGTGATACTGCCTCCCCAGTGAATCTTCTTGCTTGTTGTCATGATTGCGCGGTTTCCTACGGGTCAGAGCCCACGCCTGATGACATTGCTCAGACCAAGATCATCAAGGAGCTACAGCAGCGCGATCACAGGATCAGTGACATCGTCGCTAAACGTAATGTGGAAGAGGCCATCGCCAAGGTCATCCAGCTACTTCCTGATGCAGATCAGGCCGACCTCAACATCGCTATCACCGAACCTTTAAGGGTGAAGGCCAAGCTTCCGGATCCGCGAAACGTCATGTTGGCGAACAAGATCTTGGGCTACGTCGCCGTTTACTTTTGCTACATAGACACGGTGTTGAAGAGCAACGAGTTCGTGCGTTCTGGAGGGTTCGATGCTTTTGCCCGGACGGTCGCGGATCTGTTTGATGGCATGGATCAGGCTCAAGCGCCTGAGTCAGAGATTTTCGGTCGGCTCGTTTCATGGCTTAATGACCAAACCCATGGCGGTATCGAGGCGTGCGAGGCAGTCATCAGCTACTTCGTGCAGAACTGTCAGGTGTTCCGATGAGACTCCCGAACAAGCTTTTTTCCTTCGAAGAATCCACACTGGCCAACCTGCCAGTCATCCTTGAGCCTCTCGAATCTGGTCCCATGGCGGTCCTCGACCTGTATCGGAGCGTTGAGACTGCCCTTGGTGGTCCAGACGAATTTCTCGACACGATGATGTGTCTCTACGCGCTTGGGGCTGTGGAGATCACTGATGAAAGGCAGGTGATCGCGCATGTTGGTCCGACTGTGGTCTGACAAGTTCATCGACGCAGGTGAGGTACGCCCACCCATCGATTTCCATCCAGGCCTCAACACCGTACGAGGTGGCACACGCGCTGAGAACTCGATCGGTAAGTCCACGCTCTTGTCGATCGTCGCTTTCGCATTCGGCGTCGACGATTTCCTGACCTCAACTGCCATCGGAGCAGTCGGGCACCACTCGATCTTCTTCACGTTCCGCTTCGACGGTGAAGACCGCACCTATTCACGCGCAACTGACGAGCCGGGATTCGTACAGACCTACCAAGACAGTGCAGGTGAACGCCGAGCTGAGCGGATCAGCATCGATGAATTCCGAAGTGACCTGAAAGAGCACTATGGGCTTCGAGGCATCGACGCGACCTTCGATGACATCGTGGCACGATTCTTCCGAGTTCAAGAACACGCCGCAGGGCTCGTCACCCAACCGATGAGAGTTGATCTCGACGAGCCCGCTAGCGCCGGTATCGCTGTCCTTGAAAAACTGTTTGGTGTCTACGATGAGATCATCGCGCTGGAGAAGCCCTACCGAGAAGCCGACAAACAACTGCGCGCATTGAACGCGGTACGCGAACATGACCTGATCCAGACCATGGCTCTCAAAACCAAGACCGAATACAACGAGGCGAAGAAGCAACTCGCAGAAGCAGAACGACACCTTGCTGGGCTCAATGGCGAATCAGATCAGCAACTGCTAGATCTTCAATACAAGCGCGACAAGGACGTCGAAGACCTCTTCCAGCAGCGTCACTCTCTGCGCACTAAGGCAGGAATCGCACGCAGCCGCATCAAGCGCATCGAAGAACAACAAGGCAGCAAAGCCCTTATCAAGCAGGCACAACTGGACCGGCTCCAGCTTTTCTTCCCCGAAGTAGATGTGCGAAGTATTGAACAAGTAGAGGCGTTCCACGAAGAACTCGCTGCCATCCTTGACACCGAATTGCAGGCTCAGAAGCAAACCTTCGAAGATGAGCTCGCCAGCCTCGAGACGGCTATCGGGCACATCGAATCGGAACTTCGACGCAAGAACGTCCCCGTAGAACTCTCGGCAGACAAGTACAAAGAGATCGGTGACGTTGCACAACGCGTTGAACTACTCAAACAACAAGTCGACGCGTGGGAAACCAGCGAAGACGTGCGGGTAGCGAAGGAAGAAGCCAAGGAACGGCGCGACTCCCAACGCCCAGCTCTTCTCAACCAGATGACCGACAAGGTCAATACGCAACTGGCCGTGTTCGATGCCCTGCTCTACGACACCCGTCGCATACCGCCGAGCCTGAGTTTCGACGAGAACAAGAAATACCGCTACGGTTCACCGGTCGACGATGGGACGGGAGCCTCAGACAAGAACCTGATCCTATTCGACCTCACCATCCTCGCTCTCACCGATCTGCCTGCCGTCATCCACGACTCGCCCCTGATCAAGAACATCAGCGATGACCTAGTTGAACGAATCCTTGATCTGTATCGCACATTCACGGCCAAACAGATCTTCATCGCTTTCGACAAGGACCAGTCCTACACCCAGCGCACTCAAAAGCACATCGAAGAGACAACCGTCATCCAACTCGACGAGGACGAACACTCCCTCTACGGCTTCGCATGGAACAAAGAAGGAGCCAAAACCCCAGAAGAAATCCAACAAGAAGCCGAAGACCTCAAAGACCTTGCCGACACGCTTAGGAGCGAACAGTGGCCACTGTAGAAAACACGAGCCTTCAGCTACGAATGAGCTACAAAAAACTCTGGAACCTCCTCAAAGCACGCAACCTCCGCAAACAAGACCTCCAAAGAGAAACTCACATCAGCTCCGGCTCTATCGCCAAACTCGGCAAAGGAGCCAACATTCAAACCGACACCTTGCTCAGGATCTGCCAATTCCTCGACTGCGACATAGCCGACATCTGA